ACGATAACAAATTGACGGTGGTAATGGATTTACTATTGCTTCTAACTTAGGTATATCTGCAGCAGAAGGAGAAAGAGTATATGAAGATTACTTCAATGCTTTTCCAGGATTAAAATCTTATTTTGATGGAGTTATTGCACAATCTCTAAGTCAAGGTTATATACTAATAGACCCTGTAACTAACAGAAAGTTCTTCTTTCCTTATATAAAGGAGTACTATAAATGTAGATATCAAGGTAATATTAAGAGAGCCAATGAATTAGAAGGTAAGATGTCCAGAGCTGCAATGAATTATTGTATTCAAGGTGCTGCTGGAAGTATGACTAAGTATGCAATGGTGCTTATTTATGAGTGGTTGATTAATGATAATCAATTTAGAGATAGTATTAAAACAGTATTAACAGTTCACGATGAGATTATATTAGAAGCTAAAGAGGGTTATCAAGAAATAGCACAAGAGAAGTTATCTTTCTATATGGAAGAAGCAGGTAAATTGTGGTGTAAAAGGATACCTATTAAGGCTGATGCTGTGATTTCTCGGATATGGGAACATTAAAAAATTAAAAATATGGCAGAGCAGGTTATTATCATCTTTAAGGATGATAAAGGACATAAATTACGTGTTAAAGAGAATAAAGGTAAAGATGGATGGGCACTTTGGGACAATAGCTTAGGAAAAGGAGCTCCTACATTATTTGAAATATTAGAAAATATGAAAAAGGAATACCCACATTATAGGTTATTAGAAATTCAATGTGAAGTAAGTAATTCAATATCAACTTAAAAAACTAAATAAAATGAATAGAAGAGAAGAACTTATAAGAAAAGGGCTTAATAAGTGGGCTAAAAATGACTTTAAAGGAATTCTCAACTATGCAACAGGTGTAGGTAAGACATATGCCTTAGTGTTAGCAGTAGAATGGACCATTCAAGTTAAACCAAAAGAGAAGATACTAATAGTAGCTCCTACAAATGTAGTATTAGATGGTATAAAAGCTAATTTCAAGAAGTTTAAGAAGGGGAAACTCATTAAATATTGTGACTTTATCTGTTATGCAAGTCTAACTAATCAAAAAGATAACTATAGTATAGTAGTATTTGATGAAATTCATCATCTAGTAACAGAAAAGAAGCTAGAGTTCTTCAAGAATTGTACTTATTCCTATTTATTAGGATTAACTGCATCATTAACTGAAGCACAAGAAGTAGAATTAATGAATTACTGTCCTATAGTTGATAAACTTTCACTAGAAGATGTAGAAGATGAAGGGTTCATAGCAAATTTTACTGTTATTAACTACCCTATAGATTTTACTAAGTCTGAAAGAGATTTATATGATGAGTATACTAAGAAAATAGAGTGGACATACCAGACTTATGGAAGTCAAGCTTGGAAAGCTATAGGTAATAGGTCTAATTTAGTGTATAATGCTACTGGGAAGTTAAAGGTAGTGCAGTCATTAGTAGATTTATTTCCTGATGAGTATGGTATTGTATTCTCATTAAAGAATGAATATGCTCAAAAGGTAGCTGATATATTAGGACCAAGTTGTACTTGTATTACAAGTAAGGACAAAGCTAAGAGTCAAGTATCTAAATTGAAATCTTTCTTGGATGGAAGACGTAAAGTTAATATCATATCAGCAGTAAAAATGTTTGATGAGGGAGTAACTTTACCTAGACTATCATTTGGACTAGCTTTAGCTAGATATTCAAAAGAAAGACAGTCTATACAGACAATAGGAAGGCTTCTAAGAGCAGATATAGAAAATAAGCATTCTATATTAATTAGAACATATGTTAGAGGCTCAGTAGAAGAGAAATGGGTAAGAGATAGTCAAAAGAATTTTAATGTTAAATATGTAAATAGTTATGATGAACTTAAAGACACAATTGAAGAAGCCAGAAGTGGCATTAAACGAGTTAGGACTGAAGTTAAGGCTGATAAAGTTGGAGTATCCAAATCTAAATACGGCAACAGAACTAGCTGAAGCAGTATCAGAGGAGTTTGAAGTGAGTTGTACTATACAACATATACTAGACTATGAAAGATTACATATATATCACGGTGATATAGAGAAACAAAATAGAGAGGTAGAATATGGAAATTGTTATTGATTTAAAAGTACTTAAAGACAATGATTTATCCCCAGATTTGTATGCATATATTATGTGTGTACATCTAGAAGTACCTTATCATTTAGCAACTGATGAAACTAAGGCAGAATTTGCTCAATATTTAGAAAGTAAAGGATGGTGCAAAATTATGGGAGATGGAGTAGTATTAAGACAGAAAGCTTTAAAGCTTATTAATGCTACTGATACTTCCCCTGATAATGTAGAATCCTGGATTACTGAATGGAGAGAATTATTTCCTGCTAAAGTTAAATCAGGTGGTAGACCTGTAAGAGGAGATAAACAAGGAGTACTTAAAAAGATGAGAGGATTTTGTAAGAAGCATCCTCAATTTAAGAAGAAAGATATATTTGATGCAACTAAGTTATATGTATTTGAGAAAAGTAGGGATAGGTATAATTTTATGCAATGTGCTGATTACTTTATTGAGAAAAATGGTACATCATTATTAGCATCATTTGTAGAAGATTTAGACGGAAAGGAGAGTCCTTTAGAGTTTATTAATAAGGGAGGAGGAAGTTCCTTTCATAAAGAAGTATAATGGAAAAGATAGAAAAGAGAAAATCACCAGACATGACTAGTATAGTAAATAAGAACTTAGCTAGACTACATAAAGTTAAAGCTTTAGTAGAATCACATAAGTGTAATAGTTTAGCTGAAATGCGTAGTGAGGTAACTGGTTCATCAAAGTTATTTACTCAATTAGTAAATAAAAATATTTTAATTAAAGTAGGTAATACTTATACTTGGAATGAAAGAGTACCTGTTACACATAGATTAGCTCAAACTTTATCTGTGGAGGTTAGAGAAATACATATACAAGGTAAACATTCTAAAGGTACTAAACCCTTTAAAGCTAAGAAGTCACGTAAAGAGGTTAAAAATGTAAATAAAGGGAGTAGAGAATTTTCTTTATTATGGGGATTAGTTAATATTAAATATTAAAAAATGGCAAGTAAACTAAACAAAGTAGAAATTTCTGCTTTAGCTCATAGTATAATGACTCTAGCGCGTAAGCAGTATAATGAAGCACAAGAGCATAATAAACAAAAGTACCTTAACCTATTTTACTGTAGTAAAGAAGGAAAAGTACTCAAAAAGGCTAAAACTCTTTTTAATAATTTAAGCACTATAAGTGTGGAAAATCAACAAATGAGTCTTTTAGGTTATAAACCTTTAAGTACTAAAGAGTTACCTAATATGCAGGTATTAATTAATGAAATTACTTTATTAAATGCTAAGAAGTTAGGTATGGAAGAGATAATTACTATGATAACTAAGAAGTATAAAGTTACTTTATGAGTGTATTTGAAAGAGCATTAGCACAAGTTGATAGAGGAAGAAGAGGAGATAATGTAGGAATTCCTATTCCTTTTCCAAGACTAAAACAGTTTTTACCTAATATACAACAGTCTACTTATTATTTAATAGGTGCTGGGACTAAAGTAGGTAAAACATCTTTTGCTGATGATTTATTCTTTTACGGAGCATATGATTATTATAAAGATTTAAAAGCTAGAGATGCCTTAGATGGATTTGAGTTGGATATAGATTATTTCTCTTATGAAATAGATAGTCAAACTAAGATTATTAAAGGTATTGGTAGAAAACTATGGCATGAGTACGGTATTATTGCAGATGCAAATACTATATTATCCAGAGGAGAAAACCAATGTAGTGATGAGCTATACCAACTAGTTAAAGGTTATAGAGAATATTTTGATGAGATGCAAGATGTAGTAACTATCCACGATATGCCTGATAATCCTACTGGGATTTATAAGTATATCAATAATAAAGCAGCATTACACGGTACTATCCATAAGAAGAATATTAATTCTGACCCTAATGGTAGTCCAGTAATGAGGTTTGATAGGTATGAAATCAATAATCCTAAAAGGTATTGGTTAGGAATTGTAGACCATATTGCTTTAGCAATGGAGGAAAGGAATTTCAATACTAAACAAACTATTGATAAGTTATCTCAGTATATGGTAGGCTTCCGTAATAACTATGGAATGAGTCCTGTCATTATACAACAGTTAGCTTTTGATAGTGAGTCAGATGAAAGACATAAGTCTGGAAGATTGACTCCTACATTAAAGGATTTTGGAGATAGTAAGTATACTACTAGGGATGCTAATGTTATTATGACATTATTTAGTCCTTATAGATACCAACTAGAACAATTTCAAGGCTATAATGTTGCTGCACTAGGGAATAGCTATAGAAATATGGAGATTCTTGAGAATAGAGATGGAGAACCTAATGTGAATCTTGCCCTTAATTTTATAGGGCCTTGTGGAACATTTAGAGAACTACCTAGGTCTAGTGAAATGACTCCTGAAAGGAATGAGTATGCAGCAAGCTTAGAAAACATTAAATCTAAATATTACAAAAATGACTCAGGTGTTTGGTTACCTAGAGTTGCACCCTAAGAGGTTACGGAGATTGTCTTGGAGAAGACTACTCAAGGTATATTTTTTAAATAAACTATAAAATACAACAATCCGTAACCTCACCTTGGGTTAATTAAAAAATTAAATAAATATATATGGCAAGTGAAGGAGTAATTTTACCTACAGGTAAAAGTGAAGTGAGAAGACAAGACCCCAAAGTATTGGTGATTTATGGTCCACCAAAAGTAGGGAAGACTACCTTATTAAGTATGTTACCTAATAATCTAATTATGGATTTAGAAGAAGGTACTGAATATGTAGAAGCTATATCTATGCGTATTATAGGTTGGAGTCCTCCAGTAGGAGAAACTGCAGCATCTGTAAAAGCAAGAATGGCAACAGTAGATAAGAATGGAGATGAACAAGTTCCTTCTTATTATATTACTGAAGCAGGAACAGCTATTATGAAAGCAGGTAGGCCTTATGATTTTATTACTATTGATACAGTAACAGAATTAGAAGATATTATTATGCCATTGGCAGTTTCAATGTATAAATCATCGCCTAGACAAACATGGGCTTCCTAGTAGTAATACTAGAGAAAAAATCTCTTTAATTGCTGGAACATCTTTTACCCCCATAATGTAAATATTTTGTATATTACCCTATGGGAAAAAAAGACAATCAGCAGCCAAGGTTCTCAGAAATGAGTTCAAGGTTCAACGACTAGCAGAAATGCGTACACCTAAGTAGGTGGAAACGGGAGACATCCTTTATATATAAGGATGAAGATATAGTCTGACCTGCATGGTGACATGCAGAAGTTCATAAGAGAACTCATTTAGAAGTAACGCACTAAATGGAACATTGTGATGGGTGGAAATTATGATGGTACTAATGTTAAAGAATTACCTAGAGGAGCAGGTTATTACTGGTTAAGAGAAGCATTTAAAGATGCATTAAATAAAATCAAGAAACTAGCAGATACTGTAATTTTAGTAGGACACGTAAAGGATACCTATATAGATAAGAAAGGTAAGGAAGTAGCAGCTAAAGAATTAGACTTAACAGGTAAAATCAAATTTACAGTCTCTGCAGGAGCAGATGCTATTGGTTATATCCATAGAGGTCCAGATTCAGAGATACTATTTAATTTCAAAGCAACTGATGAATTAGTATGTGGTGCAAGATGTCCTCATTTAAAAGGACAAGAGATTAAAGTAGCTGATTATGATGCTACTACAAATGAATTAATTAATGTTAACTGGGAACTAATATTCCCATCTTTAAAAAAATAAGAAATGAGTGAAGAAACAACAAGAAGTACTCCAGTAGAGATTAGTCTATCAGCAGTATTAAATGATTTAGAAAACGGAGTTACTAGAAAAACAGGTGACAAAGGGTATGATGAATCAAGAGGTTCTGTCCAGGACAAGTATGGATTAAGTAAATCAGATGTTACTGAGTTATTTAAACACCCTGCATTAGCTGGTAAGAAAGTAAAAATTCCTAAAGTAGTAAGTTTTATCATTAAAGATGATAGACCTGACCCTACTTATGGTACTCCTAGTGCTGCAGGAGAAAAGAGAATGGCAGATGCAAGAATTCAAGCAGATGCAGAGGCAGAAGCTGAACAAAATGGTTCAGTAGAGGGAGCTATTCCTACATCAATTCCAGAAACAGATAGTGTTGAGGCCACTACAGAATCAGGAAGTGATGAAATAGTAAAAACAGAGAACCCAGAAGAGGTTCAATTTTAATATTAAATAATAAATAAATAAAAATTATGGGTTACGGTTCAAAAACAGACAGTGAAGGGAAAGAGTTAAGAGCAGATGGTAATGTACCAGTCTTAACAGGAGAGAGAGTAGTAGGTAATGAAATCGTATCTTTTGGAATGGCAAAAGATAAGGATGGTAATTTAGTTGATAACAGAGCAGAGCTTTCTTTTAAGCAAAGTAATGGTGCAACTTTTAGAATTGCTTATTTTGATTCAGAAGAAGATTGGGCAATTAAGAACACCAATCAAGCAATGTTACATATCTGTACTAAGATAGTTTCAGAAGTAGATTATTATGCAGCAGTTGAAGGAACAGGTAGTTTTGCAGCATTTGTTAATGCAATTGCTACTAAGATTATGCCTTTGGCTAAAGATAAGAAGTTTACTATGAAAGTAATCTTGAAGTACAATAAAGGTAAGGATGCTTATTATCCAAACTTACCAACATTCCCTAACTTTATTGAGTTAGATGGTACAACACCATCAACAATCAGTAAAACTAATCCTAAGTATGATATCTATGCTATCCCATCAGCTACACCAGTAGCAGCAGGAGCAGCAGCAGGTGGAGGAGAAGAGGAGTTATTCTAAATTAATTTAGTATTTTTACCGTATGTATGGTAAAAAGGTAGTTAATAAAGAGAATATTCTATCATTGATAAATTCCTACGATATATTTAAGAAGTATATCGTAGGGTTTGTTA